TGATTCTGCTTTAGCTGGTGCTTTTGCACTGGCAGATTTGTATTCAATACTTTCTTTAACTATTTCTTGTAGCCATTCTGGTATCTTGTCAAAGACTTCACTCATACCAACTGTTTGTTCATTAGTTGTACCAATTACATATTCACAATAAACATCTAGATCAAAGACAACAGGATCGTTAATTGTTTTGGTAATTTTGAATTCATCTGGTTTAAAGATCGCTTTCAGCCCAGCTCTTTGTTTGCCATCTTGAGTTTCGTAATGTTCAATATGTAGATTAGCTGGTGCTCCAACCATTTTACTTACATCAAATCCACTTAACTCATCACTGCTAAATGGCTTACCTCGCCATGTAACAAGATCTTTATATAAAGCAGAGTTCTCGTTTAATGATGCGGTATATTTTTTACCTGTAACTAAAGGACCACTACCATCATCCATTTCTTGACTTGGTACTTCCCAAGTCACATAAATTACTTTACGCAACTTTGGTGGATTATCCATGTATTGTTCTTCTCTTGTCCCAGCATCAACGATACTGTAGCAAACACCAAGATGTTCGCCAGCTTCAAGGATCTGAAACTGTGTTGCATTCTCACTAACTTTTAATCCCATAACATTTCTCCATTATTTTAGTTTTGACATTGTATATTAAATTTTATACGATTATACATCTTTTAAGAAATTTAACAATAGTGATGATATTATGGCTTTAAAGATAAGTGGCAAGAAAGCCAAGGTTTTTGATAGACCTTTAAGCTCAGATGTACAACAACAGTTCCTAAGTTTCATGTCAGAGAATGGCATGGAAGCTGATCCGAAAAAAGGTTTGGTGATTGATGGTAGCATAGGTCGTGCTTTTGTCAATTTAGGTGGTGAGAGGAAGCTGTCTGGCTGGTATCAATTGTGGCTCGATCAACAGGTCCCTTTTGGGAGAATTGGTGACTATCGAGTTTCAATGGACCAGCCTACAGCTATTTGGAAACCTGAGAATAGAAAAAGGCAAACAATTACCAAGGCAGAGAGAGAAGAAATAAAACGATTGCAGAAAGAAGTAGAGATCAAGAAAGCAGTCAAGTATTCCAAATCAGCAAAACGCTCACAGAATCTCTGGGAAGGATATAAAGACTGTGAAGTGCATCCATACCTAGAAAAGAAAAAAGTCCTTTCATATGGACTTAGGATTGACGATAAGGATAGATTGGTGATCCCACTCTTGGATATAGATTTGTCGATAGTAGGATTACAGTACATAGATCCAGAAGGCAAAAAGTTATTCCTTACTGGTTCTAAAAAAAGCGGTAGCTTTTTTATTCTTGGGCAAGAGATCTTAAAATCATCTGACAAGATATATTTCTGTGAAGGATATGCAACTGGCGCATCTATATATAAAGACATGGAGCAGCCAGTGTTTGTTGCATTCGATGCATACAATCTATTGCCAGTGGTAGAAAAAGTATTTGAAGTAATGAAGGATCGGAAGTTTGTATTTATTGCAGACAACGATGATAGTAAAACTGGCGAGAAAGAAGCAAAGAAAGCCTGTCAATACATCATAAAGAATAAAGGCAGAGCTGAAGTTCTTATGCCTGAAACTCAGGGTGATTACAACGATCATGCAAACTCAGGTGAAGGTGAGCTGATGCCACCAGCACTACAGGTGCTCGATGTGGCTAAAGAAGTTGATTTTGTTAAGTCTGAGAAAGGTAGGATGCTCAACAACAAAGACAATGTACAGGCTGTCATGCATTTGAACTCGATAGAAGCGCATTACAATGTAATCAAAAAGAAGATGGAAATCCTGATACCCAATATGAACTTTATCGCTGACATGAAAGAAGAAGCGAGTTTAATTGAGATCGAAGATCGTTGTATCAATATGGGTGTGCCACACACTAGGGTGAGAGATTACCTCAAGATCCTATCGAAAGAATATAATCCTGTAAAAGAATGGATCAATAGCAAGCCTTGGGATGGCAAGACCAGATTACAGGATTTTCTCAATACCATTGAGTCCAGAAACTCTGATGTTCTGAAAGACATGTTGCTCAAGAAATGGTTAATTAGTTGTGTGGCAGCTTGTTATGAGCAGAATGGAGTTGAACTGGAAGGGATATTAGTATTCCAAGGTGCACAAGGTTTAGGTAAAACATTATGGTTCAAGAGATTGTGTGACTATAATAAAGGCTGGCTATTGGAAGGCGCAACATTGAACCCTAGTGACAAAGATAGTGTGAAGCGAGCAGTATCACATTGGATTGTAGAGCTTGGTGAGATTGAATCGACATTTAAGAAGTCAGATATTGATCAGCTAAAAGCCTTTGTGACAGCAAAGACAGATGAACTTAGATTGCCTTATGATAGGGCATTCACTACATATCAAAGGCGCACAGCGTTTTTCGCATCAGTCAATGGCAGAGAATTTCTGACAGATAACACTGGTAATCGAAGATTCTGGGTGATATCTACCAAAGCAATCAATTTCAATCATGGCTTGGATATGCAACAAGTATGGGCAGAAGTAAAAGAGACACTGTATGTTGCTGGACAGAAGAATTGGTTCTTATCTCCAGATGAAAGAAATTTACTACAGGACAGTAACGAAGGATATAGAACTCAGTCTACTGTAGAGGATTTAGTTTTAGAACATGTCAATTTTGAATCGAAGATTACTTCCCCAGTACAAATGACGAAGTTCTTGAGAGATTTAGGTATCAGCAACCCAAGGATGCCAGACTTCAAAGATGCAAACAGAATATTGCATGAGAGAGGAGTAGAACCACGAAGGTCAAATGGCAAGAAGGTCTATGATCTCAGTTATACAAAAGTATCAGATGAACCATTAAGTTTTGGTAATGCATATGGAGAATAAGCAGAAGCAACTCAACTTAGATTGTGAGCACAACTACGATTATTCTGGCATGCCTGAATACAAAAACATTAAGCGACCTGATCCTGAGATAACAGCCACATTCAGATTTAGATGCCAAGATGATTACGATACCTTTCATGCATTAATAAAAGAACACATATACGATGGTAAAAAAGTATTTGATGGCATGCAAAAGAAAGAAGCCAAGACTACATGGTTTCCATTGAATGAGAAATCCAGCAGTTATTATTATGCATCAGATAATCCAAAGAACCCCAGATTCCCTGTATATATAGTGAGCAAAGGCAGATGGGAGCGCAACCCAACATCCAGAGCATTGAAAGATATGGGTGTACCTTTTTATATGGTGGTAGAAGCACATGAGAAAGATGAATATCTGAACATCGTAGATGAGGACCAGATACTTATACTCCCACAAAAGTATTTAGATGATTACGATACCTTTTGGATTGACGATGATCCCAGAAAAGGACCGGGGGCTGCCAGAAACTTTGTATGGGATCATTCCATTGAAAATGGGCATGAATGGCACTGGGTAATGGATGATAATCTGGAGTCATTCGAAAGATTAAATGACAACATGAAGGTCAAATGCACAGATGGCACACCATTGTATGTGTGTGAAGATTTTGTATTGAGATACGAAAACATAGCGCAAGCTGGATTAAATTACGCAATATTTTGCCCAGCGAGTGATGCTAGACCACCAATTAAGTTGAATACCAGAATATACAGCTGTCTTTTGATAAGAAATGACATGCCATATCGATGGAGAGGTAGATACAACGAAGATACAGATCTAAGCCTAAGAATGATGAAGGATGGTTGGTGTACAGTGCAATTTAATCAGTTTTTGACTGGTAAAAGGGCAACACAGACTATGAGAGGTGGTAACAGTGCTGAGTTCTATGATGAAGATGGTACAAAGAACAAAAGTCAGATGTTGGCTGACATGCACCCAGATGTAGCCAGAGTGGTTTGGAAATGGAATAGATGGCATCATCATGTTGATTATTCACCTTATAAAAACAACAAATTAATACCTAAAGATGATGTGGTTTATGAAGATTACGATGAATATGGAATGAAATTAGTTAGGAGATGATATGAGCGCAAATAAAAGTTCAAACTTACCTAATTTAAAGGAAAGAAGGAAGCAACAAGACTTAGATTTTGGCATCGAAGATGAGTGGGAAGGTATGCCTGAGTTTCATCAGGATGATCTAACACCATGGCATCAAATCAATGTTAGATTTAAGGACCAGAAGGATTTCGATAAATTTAAAGAGCTTATGGAGCAACACATAACACCAAAACAGAAAACCATTTGGTTTCCATACGCTCCACCAAGGAGAGGATCGCTGTATCACTATGTCGATGAAAACGACACCTAAATATCCAATATATATTGTCTCCAAAGGTCGATGGGAGAGCAGATATACCAGCAAAACTCTTGAAAGTTTGGGTGTAGACTATTGGATAATCGTTGAGAAGCATGAGTATGAGAAATACGCTGGAGTCATAGATAAATGTAAAATTTTGGTGCTACCTCAGAAGTATTTAGATGATTATGATACCTGTGATGATCTGGGTGATAGCAAATCGAAGGGACCCGGTTCTGCTAGGAATTTTGCATGGCAACATGCGATTGATATAGGTGCAAAAAGACATTGGGTGATGGATGACAACATCAATTCATTCCAGAGGTTGAATAAGAACTTAATGTGTAAGGTAACTAATGGTGCGATCTTTTGTGCAGCAGAAGATTTTGTAGATAGATATACTAATGTGCATCTCGCTGGCATGAATTATGATTTTTTTGCGTTAGCAAAGACTTTGATGCCACCTTTCGTTAGAAATACAAGGATATATTCTGTCCTGTTGATCAGGAATGATATGCCATACAGGTGGCGAGGTCGATACAATGAAGATACAGACTTATCATTGCGGATTCTGAAAGATGGACACTGTACAGTGCAATTCAATGCGTTTTTACAAGAAAAACAAACAACACAGGCTATCAAGGGTGGAAACACGAAGGAATTTTACGAAAAAGAAGGCACTTTGCCCAAATCTAAGATGATCGAAGATCTGCATCCAGATGTGGCGAAGGTAGTATGGCGATTTAATCGCTGGCATCACCATGTCAACTATCACTCATTTAAGAAGAATAAGTTCATTAAAAGAGATGATGTTGATGTGCAAAAAGGTATAAATAATTATGGTATGAAGCTGATTAAGAAGGATTTATGAGTGCATTATGGCAAAAAAGAGGTAAGGTACACTTTATAGTACACTGTGGTAATAATATTGATTTATAAGGCTTTTATGCTATAGGTAGTGTTAGGTATATTCTTTTATTATAATAATAATATATAGTATAAACAGTATAAGTGGCATTTATATGGGTTATAACATATATATATAGGAACATGTCACACACTACACCCTTATACACTGTTGGTTAATTAGGAGAGGAAATGGAAGAATTTAAATATGATAGTGAAAAGACAAGAATGCAGAATTATAGAGTGTGGAAAGAGATGAACGATGATGAAAGAGAAATCTTTAATGAGAAATTACTAACACCTACTCAGGGTGCTAGGTTATTTGTTAAACTATATCCAAAAGAAAAAACATGTATTATCGTGAATGATGAGTGGCGAAAGAATACGATCTGGGAGAGAAAATGATAAAGTATGCTAAGAAATTTTATAGAGGTTTAATGATTACGAAAGCTCAGATCGTAAGATTCTTCAGACTAATTTACAGGAAACTATTTGTGAGAGAATATCACATAACTATTTTCCTAGATGGTGACAAACTATTCTCTAATGGTAAACATTACATGACGATATCATTGAGTAAGATCAAGAGGATAAACAACAAACGAATTGTTGGTTTGGATAAGCAGAAAAACTATTATGAGCTCAAGTGTCGAGATCCATTTTATTACGAGATTAAGAGAAGAATGTAATGGCTAAGAAAGAAAAGAAAAGTCTGTCAGCTGTGCCTAATCAATTCGAGGAAGATAAAGAACTTGGTTTGACTAAGATGCAGTCAGGATTTGTTTGGTATTACACTGAAGGAACATGTTCACAAACAGAAGCTGCAAGGAGAGCTGGCTATGAATTCCCAGCAGTATCAGCTAACAAGATGCTTAATGGTAAAGACTTCCCCAATGTAACCAAAGCAGTAAAGATTAAACGAGATGAGTTGGCTGAGAAATATGCAATCACTCCAGCAAAAACTGGAACGATGCTGTGGAAAATTGCGGAAGATGCATTCGAAGCTGGACAATTTAATGCATCAGTCTCAGCTATAAAAGAGCTGAATCAACTGGGTGGATTGTCTGTAAATAGATCCCAGAATATCAACATCAATGCTAACATTGAGAGCATGAATCAGGATGATATTAAGGATAGATTGAGCAAACTATTTGGTGCTGATATCGAAACTTACTCAACAAAAGATTTATAATAAAAAAACTAAGCAATCGACCTCGCTCTTGGCTAGGCTGAGAAATCTGGGAAAAATCACCCAAAACAAAAAAAGTTCAAGCAAATCAATAACTTATGCGTGTATTCATGTATATAACTCTGTGCAAGATTGTGTACAGTCCTGTGCAGAGCTAGGCAAAAGGTTTTTTATCTGGTTCATAGGAACCCTATGGGTTCGCTGTTTTCCTAGCATTTAATAAAAAGGAACCCTATACCCCCCCAAATGCCAGACGGCTGTGACAGTTATAGCTATAGCTAAGTTAGGTACAGAAAATCACCAAAAATTTTCATGCAAAAAATTTTTTATAAAATTTTACAAAGGAACCCTATTGATACTATGATTACCCAGACATGATTAATAGCAGAACCAAAGGCGCAAGTTACGAAAGACAGGTGGTAGGAATCCTGAACGAATTTTTTGTGCAAAATAATTTTGATTACTCATGCAAACGTAACCTCGATCAATATCAAGAGAAAGGTATGTGTGATATTGCCATACCAAATCATGCAATTGAGTGTAAACACTACAAGAAAGGCAACTGGTATAAGAAAGATTGGTGGGATCAAGTGTGTGAATCAGCTAAAAACAACATCCCAGTGCTCATTTTCAAGTTTAATCATGTACCAACTAGGGTTGTTGTGCCCATATATGCCATAAATCCTGAGTTTGAGCGTGATAATGACAGTGTAGCAGTGCTTTCTATGGACCAATGGCTCGATATCTTGAAGAAAAACTGGAGTTTCTATGGATGAAACCATTAATTTAGCACCTATTGGTGATGCAGAAGCAGTAGTTGATGGCTTATTTGGCTTAATCTACCTATATCCCTCAGATTATTTCATTGTTTTTGGTTCTCTATCGCTATTTGCGATCTATGGCTTATCTATTTACGCTGGAATCAAGTGGATTCAAAAGAAATTTAAAATAGATTGAAGTTCATGATACACTTTTGGCATGGTCGCATCAGTACATCCATCAGTAATTAAAAGAGTAGCCAGTACAGGAGAAAATCTGCCACTTGCTGATCCTGATTTTTATAAAGGAATACCATCTGCACTAGCTGGAATGCCAGCTGACACAATAAATCTTCTAGCAGACTTAAATAAAGCTCAAGCGAGAGTTGAACAGGGTGAAGAATTTCTACCATCTTTTCTCGATACTATGGATGAAAGACCATATGAAGATCGATTTGGAACTTCAGAATATATACAAAGTTTATTGGGTGGAGATCCACAATCAGGAGCTTCTACTGCTGGTTATGTATCTACAAGCGCAATAAATCCAGCTTTAGGACTGAAAGCAGTAATACCTTTAGTTGCTACATTGAGGAGAGGTAAGGGTTTACCAAGTTTAATAGAAAACTTTATAGATAATCATCCACCAGTAGGAACTATAGATGCAAAAACAGGAAATCCTGTAACAGAAAGACTCATCAAAACCAGAGCCAATGCATACAAAAAACAATTAAAAGTACCAGCTGTTAGAAGGAGAGAGGAGCTAAGGTTACAAACAGATCAAGCTGGATTGAAGTCTTTGATTGAAACTGCACCTGATAGAAAAATTAAAACTCCTGAAGATTTGTTAGGAAAAGTATTAGTTCCAGTTGTGGGCGATAGAACTGCTGTCAATCCAAGAGGTTTAGAAAGTATCAAAGGTGTGCCATTGAGTCAGAACATACCATTGCAAGGTGGTCCTGATTATATGATCCATCATGCTGGTTCAGGTAAAGCATGGGCATCGATGGAAGATGCAGCCAATAAAAAACAAATGGGTATCATAAGAGCTGCTGATGAAACTGGACAAGATCCACTGGGTGTTTACTCTACGATGGCACTAGAAGGATCTAACTTTTCAACACCAGTAGCTACAGCTATGGTCGCACAGCTTCCAGCCTTAAATATTCCAAAAAAACATATCAATGCTTTTAATAAAGCAATGAGAAAAGGTATAGGTGACACTAAAAAAGCCAGAGAAAAATCTGCTGTACCTGATTTTGTTGGGATAGATAGTCCAGATATTTTTAATCAATTACTTGGCAAAGGTGGATTTTCCAGAGAAGGTGCTGGAGCCATAAGACTTAAAATGATCAACCAAATGAAAAAAGCTGGTTGGCAACAGTTAGGATTCCCTATATATGAAGATGTATTAGAAGCTGTGACTAAACCTGATTTGATGAATTTAACTAGAGGTGACACTGGATATGGAATATTTAAAGGTATGCCAACAAAACCAACAGCACCTGAAACTCAACATCTAAGTTATGACACAATGATACCGGGCGAATATTTCGGTGGCTTGGAAAAAAGTGTACCACCAGAAGTTATGTTTCCTGATATATTTTCTGATTTAAGCAAAAGAATGACTAAGCCAAAAAAAGGAACCCCAAGACCTTTGAATTACCAAGAACAAGTTGGCTCTTTGATGTTTGATCCAAGTCTTTATGAATCTTATACACCAGAAAAAGTTGAGCAACTTATTAAGTACATGAATAAAAATCTTGGTACTAATTACGCAGATGGTGGTCTAGTTGAAAGTATAGAATTATTCAGTGATAATTAACCATGGCTTCCTTCGATAACGAAAATATTTTTGCATACAGATCTGAACTAGCTGATCAAACACCACTTGATTCAAGCCTAAGTGAAAAAGATCGATATGACATTGCAACCAGATTAGCTGGAAGCGTACCGGGCATCCCTAGTGATATATTCAACATAGCGAGAGATATAGATTACGGATTGCAATCTAGAGCTTCAGAAATGACACCTGTAGAAAAAAGGCTATCACCATTTTCTAATATTGGTTTGATGGAATACAGTGGTGAAGCACCACAACCATTACCACCATATGAAGAAAGATTACTTACCACAGAATATTTCCAGAAAAAACTGGGTGGAGATCCTCAGAACCCTGTGTCTATGGTTGGCGATATTTTAAGCATGGTCACACAGCCAGAAGTTGGTGCAGTTAAGTTAGCCAAATTCATTGGTATGTTTCCATTCCTTACAAAGATAGAAAAAACTAGCGATAAAATTGAAGCAATAGATACACAACTAGCTCGCTCCAACTCAGAGCTTGTGCAAGATAGACCATCTGGTCAGAGAAGAACTGATCTCGATAACAAAATTTTTGCATTGGGTGGAGCAAGAGAAGAACTTATAGAAATACAAAAAGCTGAAAGACAGGCTGAAAAGACAGGATTGCAACAAGTAACATTTGACTTAGATACTGCCAGTAAAGCTGAAAAACAAAAAAGAATAGGTGAGTTAATACAAAGTCAAAAAAATATGACAGATCCAGAACAAATAAAAAAAGTTCAGGAAGAAGTAAAAAGGATAGGGCAATCCTTAAATGTTCGTAAAGCTCCAGATACAAAAGGATTAAAAGTTTTTGAAGCACAAGATAAGCAATTTAATGACAGAGTAAGAAATCTCACTGCGGAAGAAAATTACGGAAATCGTGCTTTTCCTAATGACTTAGAGCGTGCTGCTCTTGAGGAACCTAAAATTTATCAATCTCAACTAAGATCTCCGATAATTGACTCTATGGTCAGAGCACCTCAAAACTTAAAGGGTGAGCAAATACTTGAGTGGGCAAGCAAAAATACAAAAGCAAAAGAATTAGAATTTACAGGTTTGGATGATTTTATCACAAATAATCCAGATGCAACCATGGATGATGCAATCAAACATGTGAATGAAAACCAAGTAAGAATTACAAAGGATGCTAGAGATTTTGGTGATGATTCAGCACCTCAGATGACATTCGATTATGAAACAGCTAGGCAAGATCCAATATCATTAGGTGAAATGTATGACAATGCTATACAAGATGTTGCTCAGTTTTTGGCTCTTGATAATAGGGTTATGAGATCAGAAGCAATCCGTTTTTTACATGAAGATGGTTTGATAAACGGCACTGGAGCATTAGAGCTTGAGAAAACTGCAAATTTAAGAGATAGAGGGTTAAATCCAGATGAATTCTTTGAAGAAATAAAAAAATACTCTGGTTACGATGGTGATGTTGATGATCTTGCAGAAGGGATAGCAAAGATGAGGTACTATGACGATCCCTTTGAAATTATATATCCTAATGTGGGTGGCGAAACTCAAGCCTTTGGTGACACTACATTCGCTATAGGTAGAGATGATGATGGTGCTGGCTATAATATTTTCGTTAATGGCGAAAGGAAAAATGCAGATGCTATTTACAGCAGAACTGAAGCAGAAATTCAACTCAGAGATGCTATTGTGGAAACACAAGGCACTGATCCTTACAGGTTAGCTGACGAGTACGATGAATTTGGTGAAAGTTTTCGACAGTATATTGATAAAAATCTACCCGGTGGTGATAACTATAGAGAGATTACTTTTAACTGGGATAATGCAGATGAAATACACTATTTTGGTCATGATGAATTAAACCAAGAGGGCACAGCAATCGCTCATGCACTTGTCAGAGACAGAAAATTAATGGATGGCACATCCACTTTACATATCGATGAGACTCAATCTAACTTACATCAGAAAGGTGCTAAAGAAGGATATAAAATATCCAAAGCTAAGCTTGAAAGTGCCAGAATTAATTTAAACAGATTTTTAAATAGCAAAAGCGATAAAGACTATTTTGCAAATGTAAATCTTGAAACAAACCCAAACAAAGTTAAATTTGAAATGGGAATTAGCAGTGTGTTCCCAGATGACACTAAAGTAATAGTGAAACATACAGACAGTAATGGCAAGGTTCAGCTAAATGAATTTTCTGAACATGAAATTAATATGATTAGTAGAATGGCTAAAAGTATAGAAACAAATACTATCAACAGTGCAGCTGAAGAAGGATTTCCAATAAATTCATCACTATTTAAGCCTGTTGAGCGAAAGAAATTTGGTGACATGGCTTATGATCCAGAAGCAATAAACAAATTAAATAACGAAGTGACACCACGTTTTCAACAGAACATAGGAATTGAAACAGGTGAGTATTTTGAAACTTATCAATCTGTCTATGGCTCAAGAGAAGCTGACATGTTGGTCAAAGCGTTTGGTAAAGATTTACATAAATTAAATGATATTATGGAGCCTATTAGAAAAACCAAGAGTGGTGTACCCAACTACCCTTACAAAGATGATTGGCACAAGATGGTGTTGAAAAAAATGATCCTCGAAGCCATACAAAATGGAGATGAAGCGATATCCTCATCCCCAGCTAGGATTATAAGTGAAAGATACAGTGATAGATATGACGAGTTTTATGGAATTTTGTATGACGATAAAATCCCAGCAGAGATGAAAAAGCTCGCAAACAAATATGGCGGTAAGTTCGAGAAAGGTGATCTGTCCTTAACTAATGTTTATGGTGACAGACCTGATAAATTCGATGGAGATCTTGAGTTACCTAATTATTCAAATGAAGAAATTGAAAATCTTACAGCCAACATCCTTCGCATCACACCTGAAATGAAAGAAAAAATATTGGCTGAGGGATTAGAAAAATTTAAAGATGGTGGTATAGTAGGATCAATAAATATTTTTGAGGATAATTAAAATGAGAATGCTAAAAAAATCAAAGATGGGAGCCATTAGAAAACTTTCCAAAGGTGGATCTTTGATGAAGAAATCTAAGGGCGGTTCTTTGATGAAGAAATCCAAAGGTGGAAAAATCATGATAAGATCTAAGGGTGGCATGATGATGAACAAGAGTAAAAAATTAAAATAATTTTCAATTAAGGAAATAGATAGTGGCATATCTGATAAGCAACATCCCACATTTCAAATGTTGGGTAAGGAGACAGTTCACCCATAATCATGAAAAGTATCATGATGAGTACATTCATGCACTAGCAATCGCAGTTAATACCATTCCAGATCGATCTCTCAGCTTTCAGGTTGTGTTTACTGGTTGCGAATCTGATTGTGAAGATAACGATGAAGGCAATATACATGGTGGCGCGATGTGGGCGAGATTGCCTATCCAAGCTCTGGTTGCTGACATCCCTAATGAAGATTTCCCAGTACCCATGGAAGATCATTTAGCACAACCTTGGGATTGCGAATCGAGAGATCACGCTGTAGTTGTACTAGATCGAGTTAGTTCGAGTCCATGGTTATGCAAGATAGATGGTTGTTTTTATAAAGGTAAGTATCTCTTTACAGTAGATTACACAGATTCTGATATTGCTGACGATTCAGCGCAACACAAACAATCGCATGTGTTATGTATTACTGAAGATTGCAAATGGAAAGGTAACCTAGTAGCGTTACCTAACAATAGAGTAAGAGCTACGAGTCCAGCGTTATGGGTTACAGGTGAAGGCGCACCAGATTTTAAACCATCTCAATGGACTCATTCAGCAGAAGGTCATGAATCTTATTTGGATCCTAGCGTAACTTTTGATAACCTGTATGAAGATTGAGTAACTAAAAGGAAATAAAATGGCTGTACCTAAAAAAAAGACTCATAAAACTAAGTCTGGAAAAATTGCTAAGAAAGGTTTGTATTACAACATAAACCAAAAGAAAAAAGCTGGCAAAAAAATGCGTAAGAAAGGAGCTAAAGGAGCACCCACTGCTGGAGCTTTTAGAAAAGCAGCGAAGACTGCACAGAATAAGTAGTGGCTACCAAGCGCAAAGCCAAGCCAATAAGAAAAACCACTACAGGCAAAGGTGCGAATTACAGACCTACTAAGTCTGGAGCTGGGATGACCAAGAAAGGTGTAAAAGCCTATCGTAAAAAGAACCCGGGCTCGAAACTACAGACTGCTGTAACAGGTAAAGTTAAAAAAGGCAGTAAAGCTGCCAAGAGAAGAAAGTCATACTGCGCCAGATCTCTTGGTCAGCTTAAAAAAAGTTCTGCCAAAACTAGGAACAATCCTAATTCAAGAATTAGACAAGCTCGAAGAAGATGGAAGTGCTAAGATTTTTTCTTTGTGTTTCTTAAAAGCATCGATTAAATCATTATAAGCATTTACATCAAGATCTTTAATTGAACCAATTGCCTCTTTGTTTATTGTGTAATAACTATTCAAAGACTCAACTGTGTCAGCTCGATCCATAAATGTTTTTACAATCTGTGCTAAATCTCTAGCTCCAACATCTAACTCAATTTTTTCTTCAGCCATTCCTAATCCCCATCTTATTTTGTTCATCTTGCATTAGTGTTGCCAGCTTAATTAATTTTTCTTCAACTTCTAAACTGGTTTCCATCCCACACAGTTCATCAACTATATCTATCATCTCTTGTGTTAGTTTCATAACTCAATCCTCGATCTTTGAATTTCTAATAAACATCATGCCACTTTTGCTAGGCAACCATGGCTTCCCATCTTTCATCACATTAGTGACTTGATCTGAATGATGAGCTTCATAGATGCAATCACCACATAGCACTGCAAATTTAGCTGCATCATCATTCATCATCATTCTTACCCATCTGGTATCAGTTGGCATACCTCGATGCATCTTCACACCAAACTCTGGTGGACCTAGTTGCTGACACATATGGCAATACACCTCATGACGTTCTTCAATATGAAATACTAAATTTTGCTTTTCCATCACACTCTCCTTTTTGATAATTTACGAAACGCAAGACCATAAGAATACTTGCTACCATCTTGCTCTTGAACTAATAACGCTCCAGCTTTATTCCAATCATGACCAAGAATCGTTACTTGATTTTCTTTTACTAAGTGCTCTCTGAGTTGGATTAAGCAATTCCATTTCTTATCTAGCAATGGATCATCGCCAACTGGCTTGATAGGTTTCTCAACTGAAGGTGCTTTCAACATTACTGATATGTAATCTTGCACAATCTTGTTGAGGTCAGCTCTGGTCAAAAGTTTCTTAGAGCTGGTGTTGTTATATTTTTGAGCAAGATTTAATCGTTGCTCATCGTTAAGCTCGATTGCTATATTTGTTTTCATTACACTTTCTCCTTTAAGTGTTTTTCAATCACATCATCGAAGGCATCATTTAATTTTATAGCTAAATCTTCATCTATAGAAAGAGAAGAAAATACATTAAGCCTTCTATTATTTAGGCGAAAGTCATGGTCGCCTTCTCCATTTTTCAAAGCCTTCAATATATAAAATTGATATTCCTTACCATAAAAATCTTCAAACTTAGCTGTTTTACTCTTAGGTGTTTCCATTACTTTCTCCTTGTTAATTAATATTTCCACTCTCTTATTATGCCTGAAAGTATATAAATGTGCAAATTTTAATATATAGCACTCGTAAGTCATTGATTCTTGGTATAAACTTATTATATCGATAGTCTCAAACCCTTATAAACAAAGGCTTGCGGAAAAATAAAAAAAATAATTGTATAAATACTTGCACATTTTAACAAAAAACATTAGATTGGACTCATGAACAAAAAAATATACAACTGCAAACAATGTGGAGATCAGTTAAAAGGATCAAGAAGGAAGTTCTGTAGTCGTGACTGTAATGCAACATGGCAAAGAGAGCAGAATATAATGGATTTCGGCACTGGGCATTGTCATAATCATCATTCAAGATTTGGCGAGGATGCTTCTATTGAATCTCTCCATGTGCCATATAATGTTTTGCAAGAAGCAAAAAATATATCTGATCTCACAAACGAGAGAAACATAGTTGAAGATCTTGAGACAGTAAGTATGGCAATGCAATGTTTATCAAGAAATACACCTACACATATATACAATGCAAAACATTTAAACCATATGCGCTGGAAAAAAAAACAAATAAAAGAAAAAGGCTATTGGTTAAAGATAGGAGCTGGGCATTATAATGAACGACAGAAGAAATAATCTTGAATCACAGATTGCTAAAAGTTTGGCAATCTGGACTCACAAAGATCAAGTAGATAAACTAGGTAATCCATACCTTGATCATGTTTTTCATGTAGCAAATGCAGTTAAAGAATTAGGACAAGATTATTATGTGGTTGGACTTTTGCATGATGCAGTTGAGGATACAAAGAACAGAAAAAGTTTGATGAGTGATATCGTATTTTATTTCGACAAGAAAATAATCGAAGCAATCGTTTCAATTACAAAAAAAGATGGCGAAGATTATTTTGAAGATTACCTAAACAGAGTTGTCTCTAACAAAATTGCTCTTGCTGTTAAGACAGCAGATGCGAAACACAATTTAATCAGAACAAGATACATAGAAGATAAAATTACAAGAAAAAAACTTGGCGATAAATATCTCAAAGCATCAAGGTACTTATCCAGAATGAACAACAGGAAGAATTATTAAAATTTGCACATTTATATAAATTATGTTTTAATACTTATTCGATTAATAACAAAAAAGGAAAAGGTATGTCAGTACAAGCCATAAAAAAAGAAAAAGCATATGTCGATCCATATACAGCAGAGTTATTTGCTAGTTACGAGAATGTAGGCACTGACCTTAATTTTGATGAACTGGTAGCAATTGCTGATGATTTCATTGAGATTGTAAATAGTTACTTTACAGGTATTTCAATTGACTATGAGTCACATGACTATGCTAATTACTACATTGAAAACAATGTAATGGAGAAAACAATATAATGGATTGGGAATCGTAAGGTTCCACGTGGAACATCAAGTCACAACGCTAATCTCCTTTTAGTGCGTATATAGGCAAGAGTGGTTCACTTGTGTGACGAAAACGAACTTTAATTAACTATAGGGTAGTCTATTATGAATCCAGTAAAACAAATCAATAACATTTACGCATATGTCAGAGTGTCAACTGTTGAGCAAGCCAAGAATGGTATCTCACTAGAAACGCAAAAGATGCTGATAAATGAGTTTGTTAAAAACAAATTTAATCGTGAGGTTGACCATTTCTTTGAAGATGCTGGTATATCTGGCACAGTTCCAATAAACGAAAGACCAGCTTCCAGAGAATTGACTGACACTATGGATGAACACGATATTTTGGTTTCAACCAGATTGTGTCGTTTATCCAGATCAATGTCTGATCTAACGAAAATGATACCTATATTTGAGCAAACTGGTGTCACTTATTATTTGTGTGAGCAGTTTGGTGATATGCCAATATCATACCCAAAACCCAAAAACAGCAAATCATTACATAATAAATTCGATATGAATGTTATGGTAAACAAGATAATGCTAATATTTTTATCAGCATTTGCAGAGATTGAACATGGCAATACCAAACAAAAATTTGCTGAAGGTAAGTTGCATTGGGCAGAAAAAGGTTATGCAGTAGGTGGAGCATCACCATTTGGATTTAAGAAACAAGAAGAAAAGTTCAAAGAAGGTAATCGTATCAAGCGGAGAATGAAACTTGTACCAGTACCAGAAGAACAAAAAGTCCTTTCATTCATTAAAAAGTTAAGAGATAGAGGATTAGGACCTACTAGAATACATAGACAGGTTACTGAATTTTTTCCAGAATTTGCAGACATACCATATTGGAAAATTAGAAATATTATTGATCGCAAAGTCCAAGGTTTGCATATAGCCTAAAAAACAGTAAAATCAAATGTAAAAGGGTTTTTATATGACAACAAAAGAAAAAGTACAATCTAGTCTTACAAAAATTAACAAAATATTGTCAGAAGATTTTATTACTGTTCCTGTAAAAGAAAGTTTAACAGTGATCAAAAATGAATTAACAACTGCAATATCAGAATTATAGGATAAACAATGGCTGGTTTAACAGGTTGGGGAAGAACAGGTTGGAGCTCTGGAGCATGGTCACAAGCTGGTAATATTCAACTTACAGGTATAGCTTCAACTTTTGCAGTTGGCAGCCTTAGTGTAGATGCAGAATGTAATCAAACATTAGGTACAGTTGCAATTACCAGTGCTGTTGGATCACTAACAACAAGGCATTCTAAAAATGTAGTACCAGCTTCAGTTGCGATTACCAGTGCTGTTGGAACACCAATACCAGCTTCCAATAACAACATATCAGTTGGCACAGTAGGAGCAATAACTTCTGCTATTGGATCAGTAACAATAAAATTCCCTGTGACTGTTCGACCTTCTGGATTTGCAATAACTTCAGGGCTTGGCTCAACTACAATTTTTGAGAATGAAGTTATAAACTTACCTAGCCAAGCAATTACAAGTGCAGTGGGAGCACCAACAGCATCGATACCAAAAAGCGTTACTCTCACAGGCAGAGCAATCACATCTGCTATTGGATCAGTAACAGTACATGAAAGTATAGTAACTAGCGTACCCACACTAGCCATAACTAGCGGATTTAATGCTGGAATTGCAAAGGCTGATGCAAATGCATTAATTACAGATAGTTTTGTTGTTACAAATAGTGTAGGTAGTGTGCTAGTATGGGGAGAAATTGACCAAGCGCAAACACCAAGTTATTCTACAATTGATGAATCACAAAACGCAACTTGGCAAGAAGTAGCATAGATTAAGAGGATAGATAGATGGCAAGTACATTCGTAAATGATCTCAGATTAAATGAGATGGCAACTGGTGATGAATCAGGAAACTGGGGTAATGTCACCAATACAAACCTAGAACTTATTGCTGAAGCATTTGGTTTTGGCACTGAAGGTATCACCACTAACGCAGACACACACACATCGACAATTGCAGATGGTGCAACAGATCCAGCAAGAAGTATGTATCTGAAATACACTGGTACATTAGATTCAACTTGTACCATAACAATAGCACCAAATACTCTCTCAAAAGTTTGGATAATTGAAAACGCTACAAGTGGATCACAAGATATAGCTATATCTCAAGGTTCTGGAGCTAATGTAACAATACCAAATGGTGCGGTGAAAGTAATTTATTCAGATGGTGCTGGATCAGGAGCTGCTGTTGTTGATGCTTT